TATTACTACCAAATCTGCCTGTTGGAATAGTTCCAGTTGTTAGTTGAGTTGCATTTAAATCTGTAATACTCCCACCACCACCGATAAGTTGGTTTCCTGTTAATGAGCCAGATGTGCTTACGTTTTGGTCAGATAATAAACTTACAATTTCACTAGCTGTTTGATCTGCGGTGGCATTACTTTCAATTCCAGCTAACTTTGTAAAATTAGCAGCAGACATTGTTCCAGAATTAGATCCAGATGATGCTTGTAATTTAGATCCTTCTATAGCAGCACTAGCGTTTATATCGTCATTTACAATAGTGTTGTCAGCTATCTGTTGAGTTGTAATTGCATCATTATTTATGTTAGCTGTTTCAATTAAACCAAAACTTAAAGTACCAGTAGTGTTTGTTTTTAAAACACCATTGTTTAGAACGCTACTAGGCAATGTAAGAGTAACATTTGAACTTAGGCTGCTTGGGCCTTGAAGAGAAACTTTATTAGTATTTCCAGAGTCGCTATCAAATTCAATAGCATTATCTGATATAGAAACATTACCTGTAAAAGTTCCACCAGCAGTAGGCATTACTCCTGATATTTTGCTTGCACTTATAGCTGCGTTTGAAGCAATATTCGCATTATCAATTACTCCATTATCAATCGTAAAAGTCGCACCTGAGTTTGATACCGTAATATCTCCCTTATCTCCATCTTCTATTCCACCACCTGATATCTCAGCTACTGATCCATCGTCTTTCTTGGTAAACAATTTACCATTGTCGGTTCTTACAGCTACTTCTCCAGTTACTAAATCACTAGCACTTGGATCGCTACCAGAACCCCTTTTGAGTCTAATTTGATTTGACATTGGTACGACCTCCTAATGATTAGTTTTTAGTAGCTCCCTCCGTCTATATTAAAATTCGAGACACTTTCATTTTCAAGGAAAGTAACAAGATCTGTTAATGCAACTTGTTTCATAGTTCCATTGTCATTACAGACAAATCTATCTGCCGCTGCTAATGTCGTTGATGTAGCTGAAGTTCCACCATCCATCAAATTCAATTCTGTGGTGGTAGAAGTAATCCCATCAAGCACATTTAATTCTGTTGCTGTTGCAGTAACACTTGTTAGCTTACTTACAGGTAAAGTTCCTGTTATAGAACTAGCAGCAAGATCAAGAGCAATTTCAGTAGATTCAATAACAAGTCCACCATTTGCTTTCAAGTCAACTGATATTGTATTACCTGATTTCTGAAGGCCATCGGCTGTCGTGATCTGACCAGCTCCCGAAAACTGGGCAAATGTAAGATTATTCGTCCCTGTGATCGCTGATCCCTTGTTACTCGTACAAACAAAGCCGTTGTCAGCATTGACAGTTCCTTGCTCAATAAAAGTAAACATCCCTGCTGCATCTGAGCCAGCTGCTAAATCAGCAGCCCTAGATGGAGAAGACCCAACTACATAAATACCATTTTCTGAAGCTGTACTTTGATCTTTAACCAATACTCGATCATTAGTAGAAAGAGTAACACCATCTAGCGTGTCTCCATTATTAAGTGCAGTAGATATTGTAATATTTCCTGTGGTAGCTGCTACGCATGAGTCTTTAACATCAAGTCCTTGTGAGGTAGCCTCAACGAAACCACGAGTTGCAGCATCCTGAGTATTTACTGGATCTGCTAAGTTTGTAATTGTTTGAGAGTTAAGACTTACACTAGCTGTCGGTACAGCCATCTGATCAAGTCTGTTTGCTCTAACACCTGCATCAAAATCAGAGATAAGGGTATGCGGATGGCTTGGCAAATCTGCGATTACAAGTGACCTAAATGTTGGTGCTGCATCAGATCCTGTGGTTGGGCCTGATAATACTGAATTTGCTGCTCTTACTGTATCTTTATCCCAAAAAGCTCCCTTACCACCTACTTTTTCGATAGTTGTAGCCGAACCTCCAGAACCCCCGGTACCTTTACCAAGGAAGAGAATATCAGAACCTTCTGCATGAGCTAATTCAGCATTTTCTAACTGCCCTGGTGCTGATGACCCTGTGGATCTTTTAATTCTAATTGTGTTTGCCACTAAAAATTACCCCCATCGACTAGTTTTAGTTTGGTAGTTGTGGAATCTAATTTAACCTTGTTTGAACTTTGATCGTAGTACATGATTGAATCATTTACTTTGTCACTATGTTCAAGTGTTAAATCAAAACCAGGGCCTTGAGGGCCAACTGTAGTTATCTCTACAGTTGTAACATCTGAGACTTGTGATACTTCAACTTTGTTTGGAGTACTCATTCTGTATAACCCTCAGATACATTAAGGTTTCCTTTTATATAATAGTACTCATCTCCGCTAGGCTCGGTCAATTTCACATCATATTTTAAAGTTCCTACAATAAAATTATCAGTTTGTGTATCTGTTAAAGCAATATCAACAATTCCAGCACCTCTATTTGTATATGTTATTCCCCAATCTGCAAATTTTACTTTACGATCTACATCCCAAACTTGAGCAGCAACTGTGTAACCATTAAGACTTAAAGGATTTCCATTGCCGTCTTTAAAGGTAAGTCGCAAAGGGAAGTCTGCTCTTTTTGTTACATCAAAATTTTTAACACCAGGGATTATTGCCATTAGCTATAAGGAGAAGCTCCTAATATATCTGTTTTCCATTGTGCTTTTAGTGCTGCTGCATCTGAAGCAGATGCAATACCAGAATCAGCAGGGGCATCTCTTAATGCTTGTTTTTTAGCAACAATATCTGTTGTTGAAGCACCTGTTTCTAATGCTTTTTGAAATTCAACGTCAAGTTCTGCAAGTTTTGGAGTTCTTGCATTTCTTATGTTTGTTTTGTGAATTTCTCTGGCTTTTGCCATGTCAACGCCAAATCCCATAATTTACTCCGTGTAAGTCCAAGCATCTCTGAAACTCCTATCTGTAGGAATTGCAGATTTACTAACAGTATAAACTGTCTTACCACTAGGGCAATCTTTGTCTTTTATTTGTTCTAAAGTTAATCCACAATTATCTGATGGTATTACAATAGAAAGCCCGCCATCATCTCTTGTATAAATTAATCGGTAATCAGAATTTGCCATAAGTTTTTTTCTTTTAGTATATCAAAGAATTTTTAATCGCCAAAGGCTGCAAAATAAACATGAGCTACATCATAATGACTACCTGTTGCTGCTCTTGTATATAAAACAGTATTTCCTGTAGCTTGAGTATAATTCATAAAACCAGCAAAAATATTATCTGAGTTAACAGGGTTTGTGCCATCTTGGTATCTGCAATTAGCTAAAGGAGCATAATTAACACTACTAAAAGCTGTGTCAAAATTTACTTGATAAGACCCTGTTCCATGATCTGTTATTGAGGAAACTCCAAAATCATCTGCAAGAGTTGGGGTTCCAGTGCCACTAAAAATCGCCCAAGCTTTTGCTCTTCCTTGTTGAATTTGCTCTGGGGTTGAACTAGAGCCACCGCTTGTATTTTGAATTGTGTTGACTTTAAGTGTTGACATTATTAATCTCCAAAAACTATAAAACTAAAGTTTTCACTACTTAACTGACCACCTGTCCTAAAATCAAATTGTGATGATGTATGATCTCTTGTAAAGTGATTAGTTTCTACTTGAACATCACAAGCTATTGCATAATTTGAATTTGCAGCAGACCTAGCAAAAACTATTCTATAATGATCTCCGTTTAGCTCAGTAACACTACTAATATTAAATGATTGAGCAAGAGAGGCACTACCAGATGTCTCTACGTTCGCCCAAGCAAAAGCTAACTGACCAATTTCTGTGCCAGAACTATTTTGAAATACTGGAGGTGCAGAAGAAGCACTTTTAATTGTACCAACTGATAATGTACTCATGGTTTTGGATTAGCGTCTTTAACGGATTTTATGTGGGTAGCCCACGTTCCAGTTGCATCAAGCTTACCAGCGATCATATCGTCATACAACATTTCTAATTGTTCTCTCCAATCTGCATATATAGTTTCTCCACTAAATTGTCTTTGTCCTTGATATGCTAATTTATTTAATTCAACTCTAGCTGCGTCAACTTTTGATTGATCTATAGTAACAGGATTACCAAACGAGTCAAAAACACCTGTATCATCATCTATTTTTGCACCAGATTTTGCAAAAATATCTGGATATGCTTTGATTATCGCATCATGATCATATGCCATTATGCACTTACCTCCATAACTGTAAGGGTTGAAGCGTGTCTTGAAACAGAAGCACGATCAACATCATAATCAGTTCTATTTAGATAAGTAGTTAAAGTACCATTTTCATTATGGCTAAGTGTAACTCCATAAGTCAAAGTAGAAGTAGTACTTGGCGAATCTAAAAACAACATTGTAACAACTGTTGGTGCAGAGCTATTTCCAGAAGAACCTCCACCTGTTCTTCTTCTTCTACTACCAGCAGCATCTCCAATACAAATAGCTGTTGAATCTCTTACAAGTCTTAAATGAAGATTATAACCTGTATTTGTTGCTACGTTAGCACTACAAATAACTAAAATTTTACTTGATGTTGCAGATGGTGTAATTGCTACAGACATACCAGATACATCTGCAAAACTGCTTGATTGAGTAACAGAAGTAGTATCTGTTTTAGTTGTAG